TGCATAGGCCCTGTTCTATGACCCGTATAGCCATATTATGGGCTTGTTGTCCTACTTGAGTTAGGTCTAAATATCCTTGTTTTTCTATGTATTTTTCTAGTATAAGGTGCATTGCTGTACCACGAGCTGCTGATTCATCCACGATCCGCGTTGCGTTTTCAACGCCCATTTTTTCGCGCCAACGTTGTAGTGATTCTTGTTTCTCGGGTGGTTCGGTAGCCTTTAAAATTGTAGTAACACTCGGTAACTTTTCTTTACTATCAATATCATAGTGTCGTAGTCCGTCGATCATTTCACGTTTTGTTTTAGGATAGATAAATTTTTTATTTAGTTTCATTTTATATTTTCCAAATCTTCTTTTGAGTTAATAGGATTAAGTTTATTATTTTCTAGTTCATACAGCGGGGCCATAGTTTTAAAAGTACTACCATCCGCTCTAGTTCTCACAGAACCTTTTTCAAAAAATTTTGCTTTTTTTAAAAACTCTTCTTTAGGTAGCCATCCACAAATTTGCGCAACGCCAGTTTTTTTATTAATACTTACACCCAATAAAATATCGTTGGCAGAATCTTTTTGATAACCAACAAAGTTGTGAACATAAAAATCTTTCATGTCCACATTACGGGCCATAGATTTTATATCTATTTTTTTATTGTTAATGACTATATCCTCGATCAGCGATCCGCTATCATACTGTGGTAATTCTTTATTCAGTGCTTTGTAAACGATACACTCACCAACAATACCGGTATATTGTCTTTCAAAATTACCATTGAATCCAGATGAACGTTGACCGAAGTTATGAGTTTTTACTTGATTGTATGCGTATTGTCTTATCTCATCCGTTAGTTTTAAATCTAACATTGAGTCCTTGCTAGGTTAGTCATCTCTTCTAATTCTTTATTAAAGTCCACAGTCAATTCACCTTGTGATTTGCATGTTGTACATTGTCTGACATTAAATAAATCTTTGTCTCTGTCAACATAAATAAAACCATTACCTTTACAGTCCTGGCAAATTATTTTTCTATTTTGCTTTTCCATTTTTATATCCTAATTTTTTAGCAGCACGTGAAGCTAGAGCTTCTATTGTTTTACTAATGGTTAAGTTCGCATCTAAAAATTTTCCGTTCGCCAAAAAGTTTAGTTTTTTATAAGTATCAATTGGTACTGATACAGATTTAAATTTATTAGGGTCGGCCATTTATTTCTCCTTTTGTTATTTTTTGCATATTTTACTTTCTTTTTGTATCATTTTTGTAAATTATTTATGGGAAATTACAACAGAAAAACAAGTGTTGCAAGTAAAAAATTTTTAATATATAATGAGGATCTCTTCTCACACCTTTTGTTTGCCGTTGACTTTCTCGTCAGCGGCATTCAACTCTTAATTGATTAAGCGCCTTTTAATTCTCTACATTCAAATTTAATAGCAAGTCTTTCTTCATTGATACGATTGATACCATAATTGTATTCATCCTTTGCTAATTCTTTTAAAGCTTCTTGAGAAAATGCATATCCGGCAATAGCACAATCATAATGAGATTTAAATTGATATCCCGCTGTTTGTGGTGATACGCATTTACCACTAATCATACTACATAAATAGAGTACTAATACAAACTTCATGGTCTCCCTTGTCGGTTGTATTTTTTAAAGTCTCTTTTTTCTGATTTATTTTTTGATTTTTTGTGAACTCTTGGACGTTTTTTAGGCTTTGCTCTAGGTATAAAGTGTGTAAACTTAATCTTGGCCATCGTCCCAGTCTTTTACTCGTGTTATTTTATTTTTAGGAGGGGTAATAATAGGAAGATAAGATATTTTACCATTTATATGTTGTTGTAAATCAGTACCACAATCCATACATCTAAAAAATTCTTGTGAAATACCAACTAAAATAGTGTCTTCTTCACATGTTGGACACACACCATTAACTATTTCTGCTTTTAGTTTTAATCTTTTCTTAAATTCTTTTGTCATTATTTCTCCTGTATAATTTTATTAATACTTATACTACCATCAACATTTTTGTAAAGCTCCGCTTTTACTTCGCCACACATAAATTGCTTATTATTCATTTCCATGTTACGTGTTGCCTCACGCTTCATTTTAAGGCATGTACTCATATTATCTTGAATTCGATGTTCTACTAATTGGCCATTTATAAAAAGGCATAGGGCTATCACTAACTGTGTCATCAATGCGCTCCATTACCATTTGCAAATTTAATATCTCTTGTTGCGTCTTTTAATTTTTCTATATCTTTTTTTAATTTTTCAATTTCTTTTTCATGACTAGATAACATTACACCAGTGTGTACATTTGCTTCTAACATTTTCTGCATCTTTTCTATTTGAGTTGCCTGCCATTCAAGGATCATGAACTGTTCCTGGTCTATGGGTTTTTGAACAGATGCCTCAAGTAAATCTTTTTCAAACAGTTGATTTTTAGTTTCTAATTTATTAAGTCTTTCAATAACACCGAAAGCAAACCACGCGCCAACCACGATTGCTGCGATCAAACCTATTAAGTTCCTTAACGGAAGACCGATACTTGTGTTATCATTTATTTTCATCTGATATTTGGCCCTCCAAAAAATGCTAATAAACACATTAAGATTATTAATATAGCTGTGAATCTATAATCCATCCTGGCATACTCCACTACTGACATGATAAACAATCTCCTTCATCACTTAATATTTCATGCTCACACTTACCGCATTCGCATAAATCCATTAGTTGTGTGTAATGCTCGTCTTGATTGCAGTGACAGACGCAGTCACATTTTTTACATTTTTCTTTTTTTTCCATATCCAGTCCCTGTTTGGCGATTACCCCATCTTTTTTGCCATGACCAGACGTTTAGTCTGCTGGAGTATTTCTCGATGAGACTGTATATTTTATCAATTATGTTTCCCACAATCAATGTTTTTAAATTATTCTTTTTTATTGATTTCATAGAACATTTTGTCTGAATCTTCTGTAATCCAGTTTTTATTTTCAACGTTCCACTCTGTAGTTTGAACAAAATAGTCAGGTATATCGGACTTAAAAGTGAAATTACTAATATTCCAAAGAATGCGATTATTAGGCTGAATTGCAAAATTGCCGTTATCAAGAGCCAATACGTGGCCACACTTATGTTGATCAGGGATTTCACTATGTTCTGTATCCAGGATATTACTTTCCGGATGGGCCCAATCAATCGTGAATAAATATTCTCCATAATAAAATTTTTTATCTTTTCCAAAATATTTACCACGTTGTGAAATTAGATAACCAAAGCTATGAACACTAGGATAATAACTAAAACTATTCCACAGTTGTAACTGGTCAACCGGCATATCGGGCACTTCGGATCTGTCATACGATTTTTCGAAAAACGCGCTGATAGGCAATCTAAAAAAGACGGAGCCATTTGGTAACATAATGTGAAATAACGTTGCAGCTCCTGCCATAGAGGTAAGACCAAAGACCACACACTCTTCACTTTCTCCTTGATGTTTTTTAAAATCATAAAGATACTCCTTCCTTACTTTACAATAAATAGGTGGTATATCTGCATTTAGATATGCCATTATTTAATTTCTCCCCAATTGTCTCCTTGTTCAAAATCAACTTTATTTGGGACTTCTAACTTAACAGCATTCTCCATAATTTCAATTATTTCTTCTGCTTTTTTAGGTGATTCAATAGATATATCTACTTCATCATGTATTTGTATATGAGGTAATATACCATTTTCATATAAAGCAACCATAGATTTTTTAGTCATATCAGCCGCCGATCCTTGTATTAATTTATTTAAAGCTTTGTATGTAAAGGCTCTTTTTAAAGGTTCATCATATTCTTTTCTAGCTTGTTCTAAAGGTAATGGTTTAAAGATACCAAATTGTGTTGGTTGCCATAAATCGAAATGACATGCTCTACCACCTAAAGTTCTAATCTTACCTCTATCATTTGCTTTACGAGATACATTGTCCATCAATTGTTTTACAAATGGTGCTTTAGAATGATATTGTTTAATTAATTTTTCTGCAGAATCTTTCATCAAACCTAGTTCTGCCATTAATTTATTTTTACCCATACCATACATTAAACCAAGGTTAATTGTTTTGGCTTGTTTACGTTCAATGCCAGCCATATCTGCAACAACCTGGTGAAAGTCTGCATCACCTTGTTTATATGCATCTACAATTTCATCAACACCCATAAGATTTTGTAACTTTGCATAATGTACTAAAATTCTAGGTTCTTGTTGTGAGTAATCAAAAGTTCCCCATTTACATTTTTCTTCTGGAATAAATATTGATCTTATCATTGGGCCCAATTCAGGATGTCTTGCAGGAATTTGTTGTAAGTTTGGATTAGACATACTAAACCTACCTGTAACAGTTCCACCTTGATCTGATCTAATTTGATTTATGTCCGCATGTATTCTTCCTTCAACCGCATGTTTAGTTATTGAATCAATAAATGTAGTGTGAGCTTTATTAATTTCTCTTGCATCTGCAATTAATTTTGGAAGTTCATGTGGATGGTTTTGTAAAAAGTTTTTTGTAAAACTAGGTTCGTTACTTTTTTCTGTTCTATCATATGGTAATTTTAATTTATCAAAAGCTTTTGCTATAGAACGAGCTGCATGTATTTCTACATCAATTCCTGTTAAATCTTTGATTTTACTAATAATTTTATTTTCTCTTGTAATTAAATTTTTTTTAATTTTACTTGCTTTATCTAAATCAACTCTTACTCCTTTAAATCTCATATCTACTAAACAAGGAAATAATTTTGTCTCAAGATTAAATACATCCATTAATTCTTGATTGTACAATTCTACATTTAATCTTTGCCAAAGTTTTAATGTTGCTTCCGCATCACGTTCCGCGTACTGTCCAACAAAAAGCGCGGGTAATCTCCACATATCTTTTTTAGGATCCAAACCATATTCTTTAGCGGCCGCATTTAAAACATTTTCATCTTTACCTAACCCAACATAATGTTTTGCTAGGATATCTAATCTATATGATAATCTATTTTCATCAATTAATGATGCTGCAATCATAGTATCAACTATTTTACCTTTTATATTTACACCTGCTGATCTTAACCAACAGACATCATACATTGCATTGTGAAATATAAAGGTAGTTTCGGTTTGATTACATATATCTTGTAACCATCCAAGTACTAATTTTTTATCCATATTGCCACCAGACTCATGGTGTATCGGAAAATAGCCTGACCACCCTTCTACGGCCACCGCAACGCCAGCAATGTGGCCTCTACCAGTCACGTTCCCCGATCCGAGTGTAGTTAAATACGGATCATTAGTCTCTAAATCTATAGCTATTTCTTTATAACCTCGAAGATCTTTTAGTTCTTCGGGCATAACCCACTCTGTTTCGGGTGTAAATAAAGGTATTTGTGTACTTCTCATCAGTCTTCCTTTTTATTATAGTAACATATCATTCTTTTATTTTTTTCATATTTTTCTAATCTTTTTTTCATCTTTTGGTTTTCATCATATACTTCCCTATATTTTTCAGTTAACCTTTTAATCCTAGGTTCATACATTTCTCTATAATATAGACTCCAATTCTTACCTACTTCGTTTTCGCTTGACATCCATATCTCTTAATTTTTTTATTTCTAACTCGCAATAATGAATCACCTTTTCTAAATCTTGAATGCCGTTTTTATTCATGTAACGACAAACATATTTAATAACGTTTCCTTGAAAAAAACTCAAGTTATTTTTAGAAATAAATTCATACGGTTGAATGTGAAAGTCTTTGTAGTGATTCCCACCTATCTGCTTGTCTTGTGGAAATGCTTCATCAAACATATCTTTATTCGTCATTTGTTTTCTCCTCTTCTTTATTTTCTTTTTCTTTTTCTTTTTTACCAAAGATTTCATCAAAGTTTTTTTTATATAAATCATTAGTTGGTCTACTATGACCATCCCACTGTCTTCCTTTTTCTTTATTCATTGTCTTCCTTTTTGTGTGAATAAACTTCGTACCAAGTATTACATTCCTTACAATCATACATAGATATAATTGTATATTCTGAATCTGGTGTTACATCTTCAGCATCATAATCATTTTGCCACACTACTTCTGCATTACAATAAAAACATTTCATATAATATAAGCTCTATCAAAGTTTTTAGGATCTAATACGTGCAATTCTTTTTTAGCTCTTGTTGCACCAGTATAAAACAAACGATGTAATTCATCTGGATCATAACTAAATGTTTCAAGTGCCGCGTTAGTTAAGTCTTGCATTAGTAAAACTTTGTCAGCTTCTCCTCCTTTCGCTCCATGTATTGTTGACATTATTATACGAGGATTTTTATTTATCATTTCTCCATTCGCCCTCATATTACGAATGTAGTTTTCTGTAATGGTATCTAATCCTTCAAAAGATTCATACCAAACTTGATCAGTTATTAATCCATGTTTAT